CCGCGGAGAACATCTGCCACGTGTTCTACGCCGAGCGGCCAGGCCAGGTCCGTGGGGTGTCCTGGTATTCGGTCGCTATCGTGAAGCTCAAGGAGTTCGACGAGTACGAAGACGCGACCCTGCTCAGACAAAAGATCGCCGCTTGCTTCGCCGCCTTCGTGACCGATGTGGACGGGGCGGGTGCGCCGCTCGGTGAGGCGAGCACCACCGATCCCCTGATCGAGACCCTGGAACCGGGGCTCATCAGCAAGCTCCCGCCCGGGAGAAACGTCACGTTCGCGAATCCTCCGCTCGCTGGCGAGGACGGCTTCAGCGTTCGCACGCTGCGCTGGATCGCTACCGGGCTCGGCACGACCTACGAGGATCTGAGCGGCGACTACAGCCAGGTCAACTTCTCCAGCGCCCGCATGGCGAGGCTGTCGCACTGGGCGAATGTCCACGACTGGCGGTGGAACATGCTCGTGCCGCAGTTCTGCGATCCGACGTGGAGCTGGGCCATGGAGGCGGCGGCGATCATGGGCCTCGTCGACGAGCCACCGCTGGCCGAGTGGACGCCACCACCGATGCCCATGATCGAGCCCGACAAGGAGGGCCTCGCGCTCTCCCGCCTCGTCCGCGCGGGCGCCATGACGCCCTCCGAAATGGTTCGGCAGCAGGGCGAGGACCCCGAGGCGCACTGGCAGGAGTACGAGGAGGACATGGCGCGGCTCGACGCGGCCGGGATCTGGCTCGACTCGGATGTGCGGCGGGTGAGCCAGGCGGGCCTGACGCAGGCGCGCGCGGGGGCGCAAGGATCTGGCGAGGAGGAAGCCCCAGCCACTCCACCAGCGAAGAGCGGGAGCAGCGGGAAGAACGGGAACGGGAAGAACGGAGCGGCCCGCGGGAACGGGGTCGTCTCCCGGTCCGAGTGACCTCTGCGCGCGCCGTGCCCTTGACACCTGCTCTCTCGGCGTGCCAGCCGGGAGGGTGAAACCGCCGTCCACGGCCACCCCGAGCGAGCGTGCGGTCGAGCGCGTCGAGCGCGAGATCCCGCCCCTCTCGTTCCGCGCCGCGATCCGCCCCGACAGCATCAACCCGGAGAGGCGCACGGCCGAAGTGATCTGGACGACCGGCGCCCGGGTGCTCCGCGGCTTCTTCGATCGCTACTACGAGGAGCTCAGCCTCGACCCCAAGCACGTACGGATGGCGCGGATCAACAACGGCGCGCCGCTCGTCGACTCGCACAGCCTCTACAACGGGGTACGATCCGTGCTCGGCGTCGTCGAGTCCGCGAAGCTCGAAGCGAAGCGCGGCACGGCCGTGGTGCGCTTCGCCAAGGCCGAGGACGATCCCGAGGCCGATGCCGTCTTCCGCAAGGTGAAGGACGGGATCCTCCAGAACATCAGCGTCGGCTATCGCATCTACAAGCTCGAGAAGGTCGAGGACGGTGCCGCTCAGATCCCCGTCTACCGCGCCACAGATTGGGAGCCGCACGAGATCAGCATCGTGCCGGCAGGCGCCGACGACGGCGCTGGCTTCCGCGGCAAGGACCACGCGCCCAATCCGTGCGTGTTCGTCGAGCATCACGAGGAGAAGAGGACCATGGAAGACGAGACCGAGACCACGACGGCGAGCACCGAGGCGGCCGGGGCGGCAGAGGGAGCCGGAGCAGCTCCTGGTGCAGCGGGTGCAGCGGCCGAGGCCACGCGCGCGAACGACGCCCGCGTGACAGATCTCGCGACGAGGGCCGAGCGCGAGCGCGCGGGCGCCATCCGCACGCTCGTGAAGCGCGCCCGGCTCGGCGACGAGCTCGCGACCGATCTCGTGACCAGGGGCGTCACCCTCGATGCAGCGCGGGCGGCGGTGCTCGACAAGCTCGCGACCGCCGACGAGCAGATCCGCACCGAGCAGCATGTCCGGGCCGAGGCTGGCGAGGACGAGGCGGACAAGTGGCAGCGGGGCGCGGCTGCCGCGATCTACCAGCGCGCGATGATGGTCGAGACCATCCGCGCCGCGCAGAAGATCCCGATCGCGGCCGAGCAGCTCCGCGACGTCGCCCTCGACCCGGGTGAGTTCCGCGGCATGAGCCTCGTCGACCTCGCGCGCGCGAGCCTGGAGCGGCGCGGCGTGAAGGTCCGCGGCCTCGAGAAGATGCGCCTGGTGGGCGAGGCGCTCACGTTCCGAAGCGGCCTCAACACCACGTCCGACTTCGCCGTGCTCCTCGAGAACGTCATGCACAAGACGTTGCTCGCGGCGTACGCGACGACGCCCGACACCTGGCGGCGGTTCTGCACCACGCGGTCGGTGCCCGACTTCCGCGTCTCCAACTTCTACCGCAATGGATCGTTCGGCACGCTCGACTCGCTGAACGAGCACGGGGAGTTCAAGAACAAGAACATCCCGGACGGCGAGAAGACGACCATCAGCGTCGGGACCAAGGGCAACATCATCGGGATCACCCGCCAGGCCATCGTCAACGACGACCTGGGCGCGTTCAACGACCTCGCCACCAGGTTCGGCCGCGCCGCGGCGCTGTCCATCGAGTCCGACGTCTACGCGCTCCTCCTGCTCAACTCCGGTCTCGGCCCGAATCAGGCGGACGGACAGCCGCTCTTCCACGCCAATCGCAAGAACATCGGCACCTCCGGCGCGATGACCGCGGCCACGATCGACGGCTCGCGCGTGGTGATGGGAGCTCAGAAGGATCCCTCCGGGAACGAGATCCTGGATCTCCGCCCGGCAATCCTGCTCGTCCCCGCCGGGCTCGCCGCGACGGCGCGCGTGCTCAACGGCGCGCCCTTCGATCCGCTCGACAACAAGTTCCAGAAGCCGAACCCGGTGCAGGGGCTCTTCCGCGACATCATCGACACCGCGCGACTCACCGGCACCCGGCACTACATGCTCGCCGAACCGAACGTCGCCCCCATCTTCGCGGTCGCCTTCCTCGAGGGCCAGCAAGCGCCGGTGCTCGAGTCCGAGCTCGGTTGGCGCGTGGACGGGACCGAATGGAAGATCCGGATCGACTACGGCGTCGCGGCGATCGACTGGCGAGGCGCAATCACGGCGCCCGGCGCGTAGTCGAGCGCGACCCCTTGGCCCTGGGACCCTTCTAGGAGAACGAGATCATGGGCAGAACCTACGTGCAGCCGGGCGACGTCCTCACGCTCACCGCTCCGACCGGCGGCGTCGTGAGCGGGACCCCGTACAAGATCGGCCAGCTCTTCGTCATCGCGATGGTGAGCGCTGCCGAGGCCGCCGCGTTCGAGGGCATGACGATGGGCGTGCACGACCTCCCCAAGGTCTCCGCCCAGGCGTGGACCGAGGGAGCACTCGTCTACTGGGACGACACGGCGAAGCTCGTCACCACCGTCGCGACGGCGAATCTGCTCATCGGCGTGGCATCGGCCGCGGCGGCCAATCCCACCGCGACCGGCCGTGTCAGACTCAATTGCGCCGCACGGGCCAACGAGGCGCCGTAACCCTCATGGCCTGGCCGGCGCTACTCGCGGCTGCTGACCGTGCCGTGCTCCAGCAGCTGGGCGGCACCGTTCGGTACGCGCCTACCGCTGGCCAGGCCGTGGACGTCCGCGGAGTCTTCGAAGCCGCGTACGTCCGCGCCGAGGCGGGGCAGGCGGGGGTGGTGAGCTCGGGTCCCGCGGTCTTCCTGCGGCTCGCGGATCTGCCCTCCGACCCAGAGGACGACAGCCCGACGATCACGGTGGAGGGGGCCACGTACAGCGTACGGGAGCCGCAGAAGGACGGACAGGGAGGGGTGATCCTGCTCCTCCACCAGGTGTGACGCGAATGGCAATCCACCAACGGCAAGCGATCAGGGAGGCGGTCAAGGCGCAGCTCATCGGCGTCGGGCCGAACGGCTACGACTACCGGACCGCCGCCGCTCTCCGCGTGTACGCGACGCGGGTCCTGCCATGGAAGCGGGGCGAATTGCCGGCGATCGCGGTCTACATGCTCGAGGAATCGGTCGCCCCGGAGAGCAAGGCCACGGCACCGCGCGAGCTCACGCGCACCGCTCAGCTCGCGATTGAAGCGGCGGTGAAGGCGGGCGACAACGTGGACGACGCGCTCGACGCCATCGCCCTCGAGATCGAGCGGGCGATCCACAGCGACCAGACTTTCGGCGGCACCGCGAGCGACGCGGTCCTCGCGACGACCGAGCTCAACGTCGCCGAGGACGGGGAGCGGCTCGTCGGCTTCGCGCGGCTCACGTACAGCGTCACCTACTACACGTACGCGCCGGAGGCGGCCGACATCGTGCTCGACGACCTCATGACGGTGAACGTCCGGACGAGCCTCGGGGGCACGATGGCGCCCGCCGACCAGGCCGAGGACCTCCTCGAGAACCTCCACCTCCAGCCGTAGGAGCGATCCATGATGGTGAAGCCCAGGCCCGGCGTACAGGTGCGAGACCCGCGATCGCGGCGGCACATCCCACAGACCGGGATCGAGGTATCGGACACGGACACCTACTGGGTGCGTCGCTTGCTGGACGGCGACGTGGTCGTGCTGCCCCCGGCTCCCAAGCTCGAGGAGAGGGGATAGGCCATGTCGATCGCGTTTCAGTCCATCCCCTCGACATTGCGCGTCCCATTCGTCGCGGTCGAGTTCGACTCTTCGCGCGCGCAGCAGGGCCCGGCGCTCCTGCCCTACCGCGCGCTCCTCATCGGGCAGCAGCTGGCGGACGGAACGGCTGCAGCGAACTCGCTCGCGAGAGTCACGAGCGCCGACCAGGTGGCTGCGATCGCCGGCCGCGGGTCCATGCTCCACCGCATGGCGCGGGCCTACTTCGCCAACAATCGAGTCACCGAGACCTGGATAGGCGTGCTCGACGACAACGGCGCGGGCGTCGCGGCGAGTGGAACCATCACCGTCTCCGTCGCCGGTGAGGGAAGCGATCAGAGTGCGGCCGGAACGATCAACCTCTACCTTGGCGGCGATCTCGTACAGGTGGCGGTGGCGAGCGGTGACGATGACAGCACGATCCTCGCGAACATCAGCGCCGCTATCAACGCCGCGCCGGATCTGCCGGTGACGTCCGCCGTCTACGAAGGGGCAGTGGTGGTCACGTATCGCCACACGGGCGAGGTCGGCAACGACTTCGACATGCGCGTCAACTACCAGGACGGCGAGCAACTGCCGGCCGGCGTGGATGTCACCTTCGACGCCATGGCGAGCGGCGCGACGAACCCCGTGCTGACCTCGCTCCTCGCAGCGCTCGGCGACACCTGGTTCCAGGTCTGGGCGCATCCGTACACCGACGCGACCTCGCTCACCGCGATCGAGGGCGAGCTTTCGAGCCGGTTCGGGGCCATGCGGATGATCGACGGTGTGGCGATCACGTCGGCGGCCGGCACGCAGGCCGTCCTGGGGACGCTGGGTGACACCCGGAACAGCCCCCACTCGTGCATCGTCGCGCAGCCGGGCAATGCCCCGCTCACACCACCCTCGGAGTTCGCCGCGGCAGTCGCGGCCATCGTCGCCTACCAGGGGAATATCGACCCGGCGCGCCCGCTCCAGACGCTGCCCGTGAAGGGCGTGAAAGCGCTAGCGGAGGCGGACCGCTTCACTTTCATCGAGCGCAATCTAGCGCTCTACGACGGCGTCGGCACGACCAGGGTCGCAGCCGGCGGAGAGGTCCAGTTAGAGCGCATCGTCACGACCTACCAGGTGAACGCGGCCGGCGCGGCGGATACGTCGTACCTCGACGTGACGACGATGCTGACCTTGCTCTATCTGCGCTACTCCTTCCGAAACCGGATCCTCGTGCGCTACCCGCGGCACAAGCTCGGGAACGACGGGACCCGGTTCGGCGCAGGGCAGGCGGTCATCACGCCGAAGATCGGGAAGGCGGAGGCCGTGGGCTGGTTTCGGGAGATGGAAGAGCTCGGTCTCGTCGAGGGGTTCGAGCAGTTCAAGAATGACCTCGTCGTCGAGCGCAACGCGAGCGACCCGAACCGTCTCGATTTCCTCCTGCCACCAGACCTCATAAACGCCTTCGTGATCGGCGCGGCGTCCCTGCAGTTCCGCCTGTAGAAGGAGCGAGCGGCCATGTCGCAGCGTAGAGGCGGGATCATCCAGCTCCAGGTGAACGGGGAGATAGAGGATGCGAAGGGCAACTTCACTTTCAACATCGGGCGCAACAAGCGCGAAGCGATCGTCGGATCGGACACCGTCCACGGTTACAAGGAGACGCCCCAGGTCCCGTACATCGAGGGCGAGATCACCGATCGCGGCACTCTCGATCTCGGCAAGCTGGTGAGCCTCGTTGACGCGACGATCACGCTCGAGCTCGCGAACGGCAAGGTGATCGCTCTGCGCGACGCCTGGTATGCCGCGGACGGCGAGGGCAACACCGAGGAGGGCAACATCAAGGTCCGGTTCGAGGGCAAGAGCGGTGAGGAGATCCGATGACAACAGCCGAGGTCACCAGGGATGATGTCACAGCGGAGACGAGCGAAACCAACGGGGCCGGCGGTCCCAGCCTCTTGCTGGACTCGTACAAGCTCGCGCACCCCGTCCATTTCGGTGAAGAGGTCATCGACGTCTTGACCTTGCGGCCGAGCGGGCTCGCCATGAAGGGGTTCAAGGTGGTGACCACCGGCGATGGAGGGCTCGAGTTCGAGCCCTATCGGTTCGCCGAACTTGGGCTACGGCTAGCCGGGAAGCCGCGCGCGATCGTGGACAGGATGCACCCATGTGATCAGTTCGGCCTGGGCATGGTGGCGCTGGGTTTTACCATGCGTGGCCCCGAAATTGGGAAGACGCTTTCGCTGTAATCGCGGCCACGTTTCACTTCCCGGCCTCCGAACTCTGGGAGATGGATGTAGATGATCTACAGTTCTGGATAGCACGGGCGGAGTGGATAAATGGCCGTTGAATACCCGCTCTCGCTCATCATCAAGGCGGTTGACAAGGCCACCGCGCCGCTCCGTGCGATCAACGCGCGGATGAAGCAGTTCACGGCGCCCGTCCGCAAGCTCAACAACAGCTTCCGCGCGCTCTCCGAAGAGGCAGGGATCCCGCGGCTCGCGAAGGCATTCGGGCGCGTCGGCGGCTCGCTACGGAAGGTCGGCGGCGAGACCATGGCGCTCGGGCTCAAGATCACCGCCATGGCGGCCGGCGCTGCGTACGGCCTCTATCACATCGTGCGCGGCGCGGTGGACGCGGGGGACAAGCTCGGTGAGATGGCACAGCGCGTGGGGCTGTCGGTCGATGCCTATGCCCAGCTCCAATTCGCGGCAGCTCAGGCGGACGTCGAGCAGGAGCAGTTCAATAGCTCGATGGATCAGTTCAACAAGCGCATGGGCGAGATGAAGGCTGGCGGCGGGGCGATGCTCGAGTTCCTGCAGAAGGTGAGCCCGGTCCTCGCCAGGCAGATGAAGGGGGCCAAGAGCAACGAGGAGGCGCTCGGCCTCATGACCAACGCCTTCGAAATGCTGGCCTTGGAGGGGAAGCCGGCCAGCATGTCGGTGGACGAGTTTCGCAAATCCGCGAAGGGCATGGCCAACGCCTCCAAGATCGCCGCGCTCGCCTCCGCCACCATGGGCAAGGGTGGCCTGCAGATGGGCCAGTTCTTTGCCCAGGGCGCGAAAGTGATCGGTGAGGCAAAGGACAAGTATCACGACCTCGCTGGCAGCCAGGCGAAGTTCGCGGAGGAATCGGGCAAGCTTGATAACGCGATGCGGGAGACGGAGCTGGCCTTTTCCGGCCTGCGCAACGCCGCAGCAGCGGAACTCTTCCCCGCCCTCACCGAGCTCTCGAAAGCGATCACTGACATCCTCGTCGGAGAAGCAGGGAATCTGAAGATCTGGGCGAAGGAGGCGGGTGCCGAGATCTCCAAGTGGGTGAAAGAGGGCGGGGTCAAGCGGCTTGTCAAGGATCTGAAGGACTTGTGGAACAGGGTCCAGACAGTCATTGACCGTCTGGGCGGGTTCTTGAACGTGCTCAAGATCGTTGCCGGGTACATGGCGCTCGACCTGGTCGTGGCGATAGCTGGTCTCGTCAAATCGGTGTGGGGTCTCAGTGCTGCGCTGCTCGCCAGTCCCGTCGGGGTGTTCGTACTCGCTCTCGCTGCGCTGGCTTTCATCGGATACGAATTGTACGAGAACTGGGACGTGTTCAAGAGGTTGCTAGGCGACATCTGGGACACCCTGAAGGCGATCAACGAAGTCAAGATCTCGAAGTTGTCGGACATCTGGAGCACCGAGGGTCGCGAGATAGCCGAGCTGAACAAGGGCGCCCGTCCTCCTTCGATCGCTGACGATCTAGCCCAGGCCAAGCCCTCGGGTCGGCCACAATTCAACATCAATCGGGCGAATGTGCCGGGAGCTGTGCCGAACAGGAACGAGGCGCACGTCACCGTCGACTTCGCGAACCTCCCCAAGGGCGCCCGCGTGACGCAGGACCCGCGCAGCACGGCGCCGCTCGACCTGAGCATGGGCTACTCGATGGTGACGCCCTAGCCATGCCCGCCTGGCTAAAGAAGCTCGGCACCGTCCAATTCCAGGACGGCCGCACCGCGATCGGCGCCAAGTTCCGCGGCGTGCCGTTCTACCTCGAGACCGCGGAACGCTCCGGGGGCCGGCGCGCGGTCCGCCACGACTACCCGATGCGTGACGAGCCGTTCTTCGAGGACATGGGACGTGTCGCGCGATCGTTCCCGGTAGAGGGCTACGTACTCGGTGACGCCTACCTGGCGCAGCGAGACAGCCTCATCGCCGCGCTCGAGGAGGCTGGACCGGGCGTCCTCTACCACCCGTACTACGGCACGCTCTCCGTCATCTGCGTCGACTTTCGCGTGCGCGAGTCGAGCGCCGACGGCGGCATGGCGCGCTTCGGGATCACCTTCGAAGAGACCGCGACCCTCCCGGCGTATCCGTCCTCCACGCCCGCGCCTGCGGCCCTGGTCGCGACAAGCGGTGACGCCCTCATCGCCGCGATCCGCGCCAGGCTCGCCTCCCGGTACAAGACGGCGAGCCTGCCGAGCTCTGCGCTCGCGAGCCTCTCCAGCGTCGTGAAGTCCGCGGCGAAGGCCCTCTCCGGCGCGCTCACGCCCGTCGTGCGCGGGACCCAGGAGCTCGCTGCCCTGAAGCACGACCTCGACCACCTGGTGCTCGACGCCGACGGTCTGGTGCGCCTGCCGTTCAAGGTGATTGGCGGGTTCCATGACGTGCTCGTGTCGCTCGGGTCTCCGCCGCTCACGCCGAGTCTCGGCCTCACGGCGCTTCTCACGGCGTATGGGTTCATCCCTTCGAGTTCCCGGCCGCCTCTGACGACCGCGACGAGGCGCCAGGAGCGGGAGAACTACGACAGCCTCCTGTGGGCACTGCGAACCCTCGTGCTCGTCCAGGCCGCAACCCTCGCGCCGGCGGCGGACTACGACAGCTACGACGCCGCCGTGTCGACCCGCGACAGCATCGTGCAGCGGTTCGAGGACCAGGCCGAGACCGCGGATGACGATGCCTATGCCGCGATCGCCCAACTGCGCGCGGATCTCGTGAGGGCAGTCCCGGGAGAGGCGACCGATCTCCCCCATCTGTTGCGCCACCGGCCGGCGTACACGGTGCCCTCCCTCGTGCTCGCTCACCGGCTGTACGGCAACCTCGCGCGGGAAGCGGACCTCGTCGTGCGGAACAGGGTAGCGCGCCCCGGCTTCGTCCTGGGCGGCATGGATCTCGAGGTCCTCTCCAGTGCCTGATCTCCGCCTGAGCGTCGGTGGCCGCGACTACGGCGGCTGGAAGACGGTACGTGTCACCCGCGGGATCGAGTCCGTCGCCGGCAGCTTCGAGCTCGGCGTCTCGGACCGATGGGCGGGGCAGGATCCGCCTACGCCCTGGCCGATTGCGGAAGAGGACGAGTGCGCGCTCACCATCGACGGCGTGCCCGTGATCACTGGCTATGTCGATCGCCGGAGCCTCTCTTATGGCCCCGAGGAGCACACGCTCTCCGTCGGCGGGCGCGACCGGACGGGCAACCTGGTGGACTGCAGCGCCGTGCTTACCGAATGGGAGTTCCAGGGCATCTCGCTCTTGACGCTGGCGCAGCGCCTGGCGAAGCCCTTCGGCGTGAAGGTGACGCTGCAGGCGGGGCTCACGCTCCCGAGACTGGGGACGAAGTTGACCGTGGATCCGGGCGACACGGCATTCGATGCGCTCGAGCGGGCCTGCCGGATGGCCGGTGTGCTGCCCGTGTCGGACGGGGCGGGAGGACTCCTGCTCACCCGCGCCGGATCGAGGCGCGCCACGACCGCGCTCGTCGAGGGGGCGAACATCCTCGCCGCGTCTGGGGAGTTCGACGGGGCCGGTCGCTTCCGAAAGTACATCGTCCGGGGTCAGCGCCCGGGGACGAGCGAGGATTTCGGGCTCGGCGCGACGTCGGTCACCGGCACGGCCAGCGACCAGAACGTGCGGCGTTCCGAGCGCGTCCTCATCGTCCGGGCCGAGCAAAGCATCACGCCCGAGCTCGCGCGGAAGCGGGCGGAGTGGGAGGCCACTATTCGCGCCGGCCGGGCGGACGCGGTCTCGGTCACCGTTCAGGGGTGGACCCAGGGCGATGGCTCGCTCTGGCCAGTGAATGCGCTCGTCCCGATAGAGAGCCCGTACCTCGGTGTAAAGGGCGAGATGCTCATCACGCAGGCCGTCCACAGCCTCGACGATCGCAGCGGGACGAAGACGGACCTCTCGCTCAAGCGGCCGGATGCGTTCGTGCCGGCGCCGGTTGTTCCGGTGACGGGAGCCTGGAAGGTGCTCGCGAAAGGCGTCCCGGTGGGCCAATGATCGACGCGGTGACGAGGCTCCTCGCGCCCCTGCGCAACCGGATCGCCAACATGATAGCGAGGGCGGTGGTGCAGCTCGTCGCCGACGGGGGGAAGCTCCAGGCCCTGCAGCTCGTCGTCGGCGCGGACGAAACGCGGGATGGGTGCGAGCGGTTTCAGGAGTACGGGTTCACGAGTACCCCTTTCCCGGGCGCCGAGGCGGTGGTGCTGTTCGTCGGCGGCCGGCGGGATCACGGCTTGGTCGTGGCGGTGGACGATCGCCGGCACCGGATGACGGGCCTGGAGGCGGGCGAGGTCGCGCTCTACACGGACGAGGGCGACTCGGTGCAGCTCTTGCGGGGGCGCATCGTCAAGATCACCGCCGGGACCAAGGTGGTGATTGACGCACCGGCACTCGAGTTCGCCGAGCCGAGCACGGATGCGGCGCTGAAGGGGACGGCCTACGTCACCGCGCTCTCCACGTTCCTGACCGCGTTCGGCACCTACGCGGCGAAGATCCTGCCGGCCGCCGGTCCCACCTCCGGTGAGACGACAACATTCACCGGAGCGATCGCCACGTTCGGCACGGCGGCGGCGGCGGCCCTCTCCGCCAAGGTCAAGGTGGGGTAAGCCGATGAGCGACCTCGCCCTCCGCTGGGATGCCACCGCCTTCGCCGCCGACCTGGCGATCGAGGCCAACGACCTCGCGCGCGACGGGGGCCTCGAGACCGCGATCCTCCTGAGCCTCTTCACCGATCGCCGCGCCGAGCCGGGTGATCCGCTGCCCGACGGGGAGAGTGATCGCCGTGGCTGGTGGGCTGATGCCGTTCCCGTCGTGGAAGGGGACCAGATCGGTAGCAGGCTCTGGCTCCTCTCGAGGGAGAAGGAGACCAAGGCCACGCTCTCACGCGCCGAGGAGTACGGGCGCGAGGCGCTCGGCTGGCTCATCGAGGACAGGGTGGCGGAGCGCATCGAGGTGACGGCCAAGATCCCACGGACAGGGATGCTCGGGCTCGAGGTCGTGATCTACCGGCCGCAGGCGGATCCTGTGCGGTACCGGTTCAATCATGCCTGGGAAGACGACTCCGACCGAATCGCCCTGAGCAACCGTTTCACGAGCATCGTGCGTGTGCCAGCAGTGCCGACGATCACCGGGATCGCAGGGACGATCATCTCCGGCAGCGCCGACCCAGGCTCGACCGTGACGGTGCTGGTGGATGGGGTGGTCTCGAGGATCGTGGCGGTCGGCGCGAATGGTTCGTGGTCGGCGGACGTGGCGGGGCTCATGGTAGGGTCGGCTGTCACCGCCAGGTCGTCGAACGGGAGTGGAACCTCGGCCGAGAGCGCGCCGATGTACGTGCCGGTACCAGCAGTACCTGCGCCGGTGCTGGATGCCCTCCCAGCGACCCTCGACACGGTGACCCCGCTCACGATCTCCGGCACCGCGACTTCGGACGACCTGACCGCCAACGTCTACGACGGCGTTTACCTCGTCGGCAACGCGCCGGTGTCGGGCGGCCTCTGGTCGCTGGAGGTGGGGCTCCTCACCGTCGGTAGCCACTCGTTCACCGCGACGGCGACCGACCCGTACAGCAACGTGTCGGCCGCCTCCGCGGCACAGGTGGTGGACGTACCGGTGGTACCAGCGCCAGTGGTGGACGCCTTGCCTCCTACGCTCGACACGGTGACCCCGCTCACGATCTCCGGCACCGCGACTTCGGACGACCTGACCGCCAACGTCTACGACGGCGTTTACCTCGTCGGCAACGCGCCGGTGTCGGGCGGCCTCTGGTCGCTGGAGGCGGGGATCCTCACCGTCGGAAGTCACTCGTTCACCGCGACGGCGAGCGACCCGTACGGCAACGTCTCGGCCCCATCGCCAGCAGAGGTGGTGGACGTGCCGGCGGTACCTGCTCCCCTGGTGGACGCCTTGCCTCCCACCCTCGACACGGTGACCGCCCTCACGATCTCCGGCGCAGCGCCTTCCGACGACCTGACCATCAGTGTCTACGACGACGCCAACATGCTCGGCACCGCGCCGGTGTCGGGCGGTCTCTGGTCACTGGAGGTGGGGATCCTCGCCGTCGGAAGTCATTCGTTCACCGCAACGGCGAGCGACCTGAGCGGGAATGTCTCGGCCCCCTCGCCAGCACAGGTGGTGGATGTACCGGTGGTACCAGCGCCAGTGGTGGACGCCTTGCCTTCTACGCTCGACACGGTGACCCCGCTCACGATCTCCGGCGCAGCGTCTCATGAGGACCTGACCATCAGCGTCTACGACGACGCCAACATGCTCGGCACCGCGCCGGTGTCGGGCGGTCTCTGGTCGCTGGAGGTGGGGATCCTCGCCGTCGGTAGCCATTCCTTCACCGCGACGGCGACCGACCTCAACAACAACGTCTCGGCTCCCTCACCTGCACAGGTGGTTGTCGTGCCGGCGGTACCTGCTCCCCTGGTGGACGCACTCCCGCCGACCTTCGACACGGTGACCCCGCTCACGATCTCCGGCACCGCGTCTTCTGACGACCTGACCATCAGCGTCTACGACGACGCCGACGCCAGCATGATCGGTACCGCGCCGGTGTCGGGCGGAGCCTGGTCGCTGGACGTGGGGCCTCTCACCGCCGGCCCTCATTCGCTCACGGCAACGGCGAGCGACCCGTACGGCAATGTCTCGGCCCCCTCGCCGGCACAGGTGGTGGAGGTTTCGTAATGCCATTCACCCGCCCAACCCTCGCCGAACTCGTGGAGCGCATCCAGCAGGATTTCCTTTCCCGCCTCGCCCTCACGGCCCCGATCCTCCGGCGCGCGTTCGTCTACATCCTGGCGCGCGTCCAGGCAGGCGCAGCCCACATGCTGCACGGACACCTCGAGTACCTGTCGCGGCAGATCTTCCCCGACCAGTCCGAAGACGAGTTCCTCCTACGCCATGCCGCGCTCTTCGGCCTCTCGCGCAAGGCGGCCCAATTCGCCTCGGGCGACGTCATCTTCACCGGGACCGACGGCTCTCTCGTCCCGGTCGCGACCATGCTCCTGCGCGCCGACGGGGCCGAGTACCAGACGGGCGCGGACGCGACGATCGCCCTGGGGACGGCGAGCGCTCCGGTGGTGGCCTCGCTGGCGGGCGAGGATCAGAACTGCGACGCTGGGACAGCGTTCTCCTTCGAGTCGCCGATAGCAGGGGTGACCGCAACCGCGACCGTGGCCGCAGGCGGGATCGCGAACGGCTCCGATGAGGAGGATCTCGAGGATCTCCGGACGCGTCTCCTCGAGCGCCTGCGGTCGCCTCCTCACGGCGGCGCGGCCACGGACTATGTCGCATGGGCGAAGGAGGTCCCCGGGGTCACCCGGTGCTGGGTGTTCCCCCTCGAGCTCGGGGCCGGCACGGTGGTGGTCCGGTTCGCGCGCGATGATGATGCCTCCCTCATCCCGGACGCGGGCGAGGTCGCGGTGGTGCAGGAGTACCTGGACGAGCGGCGGCCGGTCACCGCGGTGGTGACGGTACAGGCTCCGGTGGCGGTGGTGCTCGACCTCACGATCAGCATCACGCCGGACACCTCCACGATCCGCGCGGC